CTTGGCTATGTAATTTTGCAGCTGAAATAGCACCATCTGCTAGATCAGCTGTATGTATCTGGCCGTCTTTAATGCCGCCACCGCTTACTTGTGTTAGTGCCATTATGGTTTAGGATATTTGTCTTTGATTGCTTTGATATCCGCTTTCCAAGCGTTTACGCCAGAGTGGTAGATTTTATCAAGCTGCTCTTCTATTGGCGGATACTCTGCCCTTCTTTTAGATTTATAACTATCATTTTCTAAATCCCAAGCACTTATCAGTGCAGTTAATCCATTTGTACATTCTGATTCAGTTGGTTTAGAACCACCATCATAAACAACTAGGTTTGCATAAATTTTATTGAAGGGATCTGTCCACCCAAACCACTGTCCTGTTCTATGTCTTACTAACCAATCTTCTATATGATTTGGTTTTCCCGTGTTTAAATCCATTTTAAGTATCCGCTAATTTAATAAATTCAAATGTAGTAAGACCGACAGTGGAACTTCCAAGAAATTCGTTTCCATTACCACTATTATCATCAACAACAGCAGCAAATCTTATTTTATGTGTAGATGTGTTTGTGCAATCAAAAATTATAGAGGCACTACCAGAAACCTGTCTTCCTCCTGTGGGATAATTGTCATAATAACTAGAATCTGCAACTGCAAGTATATTAGAACTTGAAAAATTATCAGTTGAGGACTTTATTTCAATTTTCTGATGTGTACTCTGAGCCCCAGACATTCTTTGGCTTCTAAATTTAACAGTGATTCTCCAGTAACCTGTGCTAGGAAAAGTCCAAACACCACTCGACACAGACATTCCAGTTCCCAAATAGTTTGCACCATTTACAGAATATCTAGTAAGATTATTTGAAATAGGATCAACAGACCCATTAAAAGATCCAGTTAAGATCCAAGTATCAAAGTCTGTAAGACCTACAGTGTCAGTAGAAGTTACGAATGATAATGCACCACTACCATCAGTCTTTATTACTTGGTTTGCACTACCATCTGATGTAGGTAGTGTAAATACAGCTGCACCGTTCTGTGTATGCTGTATTTGATTTGCTTGTATTTTACTCATTATGTATCTCCTAAACGTATAAATGTAGCACCTGTAAGTTGTGTTGTTGAACTTCCGGCTTGAACATATGCGTTATGAGAGTTGACATGTCTAAATTTAATTTTATGTGTAGATGTATTAGTAACATCAAAAAATGCTTTCATGTACACAGAAGCATATGAGTTTGCACCACTTCCAATACTGTTATAAGCGTTAGTGAGAACATCATTACTACTGCTAAAACTATCTGTTGATCCATTAATAGATCCTCCAAGATAGTTACTATTACCATTTTCGTACATTACGTTAAATTCAATTTGCCATATTCCAGTTACAGGAAAAGTAAATACTCCAGATGATTCGGTCATTCCTGTACCGATTTTGGCAAAAAGTGTATCATTTCTTTCCCAGTAACTATTTGCGTCACTAGATGTATAACTTACGTTATATCCTTGTGTAATTCTCCACTGGTCTGCTTGAGTTATACCATTTACTGTAGCAGTACCCGGTGTAACCCAACTTAGATTACCATTACCGTCAGTTTGTAATACCTGTCCGGCACTTCCGTCAGCTACAGGTAACTTAAATGTTATATCAGCATTGCCTGTTGTTTGAGCCGGTGCGTCTAAAGCGACTGAACCGGCTGTTGTACCATTTAATTTTATTGTCATATTATGTATCTCCTAATCTAATAAACTCTATATGTGAAGAATCCCAGTTAGCAGAAGAACCAGTAGCTTCAAATCTAACTTTACATTGCGATGTATCTGTAACATCAAAAATCATAGTGTTATCTGATGAGCTATACTGAGTACCACCAGTACCAGAACAGTGAGTATAATAGCTATTATTTGATGTTGAATAACTTGAATTATTTGTAGTAGTTTTAATTCTTATTGAGCATGATGGTACATTTGAATCTTTATAAAGATATCCTCGTACGGTTATATACCATATTCCTGTAACTGGAAAAGTAAATGTACCACTGCTTTCTGTCATATCAGCACCAAGAGAGCCATGATTGGTAGACGTATATTTAGTATATCCTGTAATTGGATCAGCTGTACCTGTAAACGAACCTCGTCTCCAAGTTTGAGCATGTGTAATACCACCTGAGATTGTAGATTTAGCACTTGTTACTGCATTGTCTGCTATTTTTGCTGTAGCTACCGCATTTGCAGCTATCATATCGGTATCTACTATACCGTCTGGTAAACCACCAACAGAAATACCTGTGATAGTACCATCCCCATTTATTTGTATTGCCATTAAACTATTGTATATGTACTACCCGAAGGTATTGTTAATGTTACACCACTTGCTACGGTAATCGGACCTGCACTCATAGCATTTTTGTTTGTGGTTATTGTGTAGTTGTTAGATATAGTCTGTGAGTTTTCATAGATACACCCGTCAGCTACCGCCGAAGCTACACCTGTTAAGTTACTACCGTCACCTGTATAAGATGTTGCACCTAGAGCTCCTGTTGCAGAGTTAAAGGTTAGATTACTACCAGTCTTTGGTGCTTGGTCGCCTGTAGCTGTAGTTACAAATACAGGAAAACAAGTTGTGTCTGTTGATTCATCTGCTACTGGTATAGTAGAAGTATTGATAGCATTTGTTGATGCTGCTGTAATACGTCCCTTAGCGTCAACAGTAATCGCTGGAATAGCTGTAGCTGAACCGTAGCTGCCCGCAGTTACACCAGAGGCTGCAAGTGTTAAACTTGTAGAACCTGTAACATCTCCTGTGTGAGTAGCGTTAGTAACTTTAGCTGTGTTCGCTGCTATAGCTGTATTGATAGAGTTAGCTAACTTAGCGTCAGTAACTGCGTCATCTGCGATTTTATCTGTAGTAACTGCACCACTAGCAATAGTTGCTGTAGATACAGCGCCTGCACTTGGAGTATTTATATTTACTGTTGACCCGATTGTAATGATGAAGAAATCAGCACCATTAGAAGGAGCGGCAGAAAATATGATGTCAGCACCGTCAAGAGCAAAGCCTTCACTGGGTTGACTGGTTCCGCTATTAGGTTTCTGAACGACTCCATTGATGCTAACAATATGTTGCTCGGCAACTGTGCCTGCATTACTAAGTGTAAATCTATAAGCTGATCCATTGAATGTTGCACTGCCTCCACCAGTTCCTGATGAACTAGATATTGTATTTATAAAGAATTGTCCAACTGACTGTGTTTCTTCAAACGCACCAGATGTGCTATTATATACGAGTAATTTATTTGTGCCAGTATTATAGAATAAATCACCGGCGTCGTTATTACTTGTAGGGTTTGACGAACCGACTCTATATCTTTCTGAGAAGTCGTTTATATCACCACTAAGACTTACAAGGTCATCTTCTTTTAGTGTAGCTTTGTGGTAGTTGTATACTTGTCCACTACCTGTAGACGTTACAATAAAACGTATACCATTAGCTACAGTAGAACTATTAAAGTTAGAAGCTATATTGTTAATTGTTACAGTAGAGCCACCTACAGTTCTACCTGTTGTACTTGTACCACTACCATTTACAACAATTCCTCCGGCGTCTGCTATAGAAATAGCAACACCAGATACTGGTTGTGTATTAGGAAATGATACTTCATTAGCTATAGCTTCAAAACCACCGAATGGTTCTAGCTGTGCAGCTACATAATCAACAACAGCTCCTGATGTAGGTAATTGAGTATCACTATCAGATATAGTTGTTTGTTTTAAGTCACTAGCTAACTTGGCAAGTGTTACGTTGCTGTCAGCTATTTTAACTGTTGTTACGTTTGCATCTGTAATTTTAGATGTTGTAACAGAGTTAGATGCTAGCTTTGCATCTGTAATAGTTGTGCTAGCTATTTTAGCTCCAGTAACTTGACTGTCTGCTAAATGAGCAGTATCAATAGAACCATCAACATAATGCTCTGAGTTAATAGAGTCATCTGCTATCTTTGCTCCTGTAACTGCGTCTGCTGCAATATCAGCTGTTGCTACAGAAAGATCTGTAATGTTAGCACTTGCTACAGTTATATCTGTAGGTAATGCACCACTACCTAGCTTTGCCATTGTCACAGCATTGTCAGCTATTTTGGCTGTCGTAACATTAGCGTCGGCTATTTTAGCTGTTGTTACATTACTATCTTGTATTTTAGCTGTTGTTATAGAACCATCTTTTAAATCAGATGTAACTATAGTTTGATTCTGTTCTTCTTGTGCAGCATACAGAATCTGTGTCATGTTGTTGTTAAGATCGCCTGCTTTAACTGATGACCCTGCTGTAAATGTAGCTTTAGGTGAGTCTACATCTGTGTCTCTACGAATACGTATAGACGCCGGACTAACCGGTATGTTACCAGAAGTGAATACTACGTTACCACCACCGGTTGTTGTATAGCTTGTTATATTATAGTGGTTGCCTGATGTTTTTGTGACACCATCGACATCCACTTTAATATCTGCTTCTTTTATGGAAGGAAAGGAAAACGACTTCGTAGCGTTTCCGTCTCCTGTGTAGTCTACGAAAGTTGTTGCCATTACTTATACATTGTAAGAAGGTTGTTGGATTCTGATTTTTTATATTCTTGTTGTAATTTTTTCTCTTTTTGCTCACTAATTAGAGCCATAATATCTTGTCTATATTTAATGTCATTCCAAGCTAGTCTTCTAACTTCTTTAAACATTCTGTCTATCATAATATTATGGTAGTAATCTCTAGCATTATACTCTGCACGTTTACCGGCACGTATATCAGCTCTCATAAGTTTCATAGAGGCAATAGCTTTAGGGTCTCGAGCTAGTTTTTCTAGTTGAGCTTCTAAATTATATTTACCTATAGCTTGTTGAAACTGAGATCTTATACCTGCATCATCAGTTAAATTAGTACCGTCAGGTGCATAGAATGTGCTGATTCTTAAATCATAACCACTGTCAAATAAGAACTGTCTGCCGACGCTTTGATCCATGTTTAGTTGTATAGGACTAATCATGTTAAATGCACGAGTCATAAAGTCATGTTTTTTAAGTGGTTGACCATTTAGCATATCATACTTAATAGGCAACCCTTCGATACCGGGTAAAATTTCAGTAGCTAAGTTACGGTTCTGCCAAGACTGGAATACACCAGAATTAATTTCACGCATATGTGGGTTAATTAATTTACCTATTTCATTACGTAATGCTGCAAGTGGTACAGTGTTGTTTGTAATACTAGCTACAATACGTTCTACCTGACCGGGGCGACCGGCTACTAAGTCAACAAGTTGTTGAAGTCCGGCTAAGTAAGACTTACCTGAGACGGCTTGAGCTACAACAAGAGAGATCTTTTGTAGTTCTTTTTCTGTCCACTCTTCACCCATAAGTATACTAGCATCACCTACGTTAGCAATAGTCCTAAGTATTAGACCAAAAGGTTCAATGTCTTCATAGTTAACTCTAACACCACCGAGTTCTATAGTTCCGGGTAAGTAACCACCATCTATCCAACCCTGTCTCATTTGCCTATCTGTAGGTCCATCACCAGTAAGTCTACCTGATGCCCATGCTTGAATACCCATAAAGGTTACAGCAGAACCTATTGCTAATCTACCTGTTTGTAGTGATTTAGCATTTTGTAATTCTTCTAAAGTGTTAATACCATATTTTTTAAGTTTAGATAAATCTTTAGGATTAGCAAAAGCTATATCATTAAACTCTTTAACAAGAAAGTTAAATCCGGGTGTATGTTTACCTGTTAGTGCGAGTCCGTTTACACCAGTTCTAGCAAATAGAAAGAATGGTCTAACAAAAGGATTAGATGTCATAACATCATTAAGACCTTTTGCAAATCCAGTTAGATCTTGTGTAAGTGTTACCTCCTTCTTTGCAAACATAGTTGCATCGTCTTTAATATTACCATTAGCATCAAATATTTCTGCATAAAAATCATCTTGATATGCTCTCATAACAGCACTATTAATTTGTGGTAACTGTACACCACTACCTTCTATCTCCAATACACGACGCATAGCCTTTTCTCTCATCTTAGCTCTACCTAATAAAAATGTAAAGGCATCGTCAGTTGCGGCCATTATTTTAGTAGAGTAAGTAAAAAGATTATTGTTATTAATACCACGTATCATGTTAGTCATGGCAAAGATAGCACGATCTTCTCTAGTTGCTCTTCCGCTATCCTCTGCCCATCTACGCATAACTTCCCAGTTAGCATCACCTTTAGTAAATTCGATAAATCTAGTTTTAATTGTAGATATATCGCCGCTCCAGTAACCATTTAACTTAGTAAAAAATAAATCAA